GATCTTCCTTCGCCCACCCGTGCACAATATGCAATCGCAGACTATCTTCAATTTGGACCTAAACGTCTACAAATACAAGCTTTCCGTGGTGTGGGAAAGTCCTGGATTACAGGAGCCTTTGTTTTGTGGACGCTTTTTAATAACCCTGAAAAAAAGATCATGATTATATCGGCTTCTAAAGAAAGAGCTGACAACATGTCTATCTTTTTGCAGAAGTTAATCATCGAGACACCTTGGCTGTCTCACTTAAGACCTAAATCAGATGACTCACGCTGGTCTCGTATCAGCTTTGACGTTAACTGCTCCCCTCACCAAGCACCCTCTGTTAAGTCTGTTGGTATTACTGGTCAGCTAACTGGTTCTCGCGCTGACCTGATGATCCTAGATGATATTGAAGTGCCAGGTAACTCCATGACCGAACTCATGAGAGAAAAACTACTTCAATTATGTACTGAAGCTGAATCTATCCTTACACCAAAGAATGATTCACGAATTATGTTCCTTGGTACCCCACAAACAACTTTCACCGTTTATCGTAAGCTCGCTGAGAGGGCCTACAAGCCCTTTGTTTGGCCTGCTAGGTACCCTCGTAAGGTAAGTCAGTACGAAGGCCTCTTAGCGCCGCAGCTAGTGGCCGATATAGATAACGGTGCAGACGCTTGGAACGTAACTGACCCCGATCGTTTTGCTGATGATGACCTTATTGAACGTGAAGCCGCAATGGGACGGTCTAACTTCTTACTTCAGTTCATGCTGGACACCAGTCTCAGCGACTCTGAGAAGTTCCCACTTAAGATGGCTGACCTCATCGTTACCTCTGTTAATCCTACTAATGCTCCAGATTCCGTCATCTGGTGCTCAGACCCAAAAAACGTCCTCAAAGAACTACCAACTGTTGGGTTACCTGGAGATTATTTCTACTCTCCAATGCAGCTCCAAGGAGAATGGGATCTTTACTCCGAAACAATATGCTCGATTGACCCGTCGGGTCGTGGCTCGGATGAAACAGCAGCAGCTTATATCTCCCAACGTAACGGTTTCCTGTACTTGCACAAAATGTGCGCTTACAGAGACGGATACAGCGACAATACATTACTCGATATTCTAAAATATTGTAAACGTTATAATGTAACTAAACTTGTCATCGAAACTAACTTCGGTGATGGTATTGTCGCTGAACTATTCAAAAAACACCTCCAACAAACTAAACAAGGCATTGACGTCGAAGAAGTTAGAGCCAACGTCCGTAAAGAAGACAGAATTATTGACTCCCTTGAACCTGTCATGAATCAACACCGCTTGGTCGTTGATAAAGACGTCATTGATTGGGACTATAAGTCCAATAAAGACGAAGCTCCTGAAAAACGTCTTCTTTACATGCTTTTCTATCAAATGTCTCGCATGTGTCGTGAAAAAGGTGCTGTTAAACATGATGACAGAATTGATGCCTTAGCTCAAGGTGTCAAATACTTCACTGACTGTATGTCTATCTCAGCTCAAGAAACTGTCAACCAACGAAAACGTGAAGACTGGAATGACATGCTTAGAGCTTCTATCGAAGACCCACAAGGACTGACAAATCATCTCGTTTTGGGCCTTAACACACAACAAAGACAACAAAGCCGTAATTCCTCCAGAACCCATATCCCTACTTGGTTCTCACATTAGTCTCACTTTACGCCCCCATGTATACAGGGAGAGGGAGGGTGGACCTGACCCCTGCATGGGGGAAGGAGACACATCTTTCTCCCTTTAATACTTATATCGTTATACATTTGGAGTCCAATGGAGACACATTTGGGTATGTTTTACATATGGTTAGGTAGTGTTTGGTCGTATATGTTTGGTTATATCCGCCCTTAGTTATAATACATACTATACTAATGATATACAAGATACTATACATACATATATACATTCATTACAACGATATACTATATGGACATACCATTGCCTGATATAAAACTAATTAAATGTAAGATATGTAATGAGGATGTAAGGGTCAATATTAATTACCCGATCCGAGAGGTTACTTGTCTTAGGTGTTGGGAGGCGTCAAAAAACGACAAAAATTTGTGAAGCCTATTAACGCTATGTCCAGGACGTAGTGACCCCCCATGCCCCCCCAAATGTGGGTATCTGGACGCATTGGACACCTGGACACAAACAAAACCTAGTCATACCAAGGTATTCAAGCCTAGCGTCACTGTGTCTAATGCAGGTACGCAGGACACGGCGTGCAATAAATACACGGATCTGGTACGCATCCGTGACGCGGTCGATCTGCGTAGTTCTGGCGCGATCTGTCGCGAACTATAAGAGCAACTTATGTTAATGATAAGCAGCGTTAATGTTAAGCATTACAACAATGCCACTACCACTAGCCCTGATCAAGGCCAGAATGATGCCATCGATTCGGACCCACACCATCACACCCAATCGATCCCCTTAACATGACCACAACAATCGCGGCGCTTTTAGTGCTGCTTCTTCTGCCCATTGTCCTATTGCTTTACGTCACAGAGTCCAAGCAACAAAGAGCCCGTAGAATGCGTGGCAACGGTTGGACGTACAAACGGATTGCTACGTGCCTCCGTGTTCATCCATCAACAGCACGTCGCTACGCAACGGTATGACCTTTAGATTCACTGCATCCTACCTAGCAGCCCTTTCACTGTGTCTATTCAGTGTCGGTCAATTTGCAGAGCATCTAGGCGCTAAGCAGTGCCAAGAATGGACAAGCATGACCTATGACCAATGTCGTCAAATCAAGCCATGATCTCAGAAACACGCATCAACGCCCAAAACAAGATCAACGCCCGCGCCAATGAGGTTGAAGGGCATTTGATCCGTATCCTGTCAGAATGGCAGGGGATCAAAGCCTGTAAGGTTTCAGGCTATGGCGGGTTCGTTCAAAAGCTAAAGTTACAGTTGAGAGAGTATGAACAGAGCCACGGCTACAACGTGCCAGACAGCACCGATTGCGAGTATGGCTCTGAATGGTGGCTTAATTGCTATCCAAGACATACGACTATCATGGCATCGCTACGTGACCGCAAGACATCACAAACCGTTGAATTATATTTAGCGCGGTTTGATGATTCGAGTGGATTACTTACAAGTGTATTTAATTACACTAAACGTAAGACAGATTACACTGTTGAAAGTGTAGCCAACAACATCAAAAAAGCAACAGAACTAGAGGAACAAGCTAGACAGCTTCGTTCACAGGTTCGTGATTTTTCTATCCACTAAGTAACAATGACAACACGATACATTGTTAGAGCTGACTACGTGCCAGCCCGTGCCGACATCTCACCACCGACTTGGTGGTTCGTTGATCAAGACAAAGCGCGGGCATTTGCTCGCAGTCTCACCAGTGGCACGCCGGTTCACGGTGTCGCACTTGCCTATCAAAATGTGTCTATCGAGGCACAAACAGGCTACTAAATAACACCTACCCGCTCAATGTGGGTAGTTTTTTTGTCAATTTTCCACGGCACCAGCCAATTCACAATCACCAAATCAGGGACGCACTTACAATGAACCAGTTGCAACATGCACGAATTGTGGCTGATGGCACGCAACTCGCTGTGTATCAGATCAAAGAGGTTTACGGCAGACCACTGGCGTATCCAGTCAACGATCAAGCGGAAACAATCCAAGGACTTACGGGTTTCAAAACATTGAGACGTAATGACATTGCAAAGATCAAGCAACTAGGCTTCAGAGTAGTCACCGTCCATGGTGAGAACATCCAACCCAACATGATCGGCTAATGAATTACACACTCACGGACGCACAACAGGCTGCTGTTGAAACAATCGCTAAAGCAGAGTTACGCCCTGTCAAACAAATGGTTGGCTTGCTACTAGCCGAAGGTATAAATTGGATGTATGTTGATTACTCTCCAAAGTTTAGCGACATTAAAGAGAATCAACTTGAAGAAAGCCTGATGAAGGAGTGTCGTGAACTTTAACAAGTGGTTTATCAAGTACGCAGGCAAGGTCCGTACAACAGGTCACCATTCAAATGGACACGTGACTGTCCATGCTGTGTCAGCAAACCATGCCATAACCTTGGCAATGGTAGAAATACCTAAGGAACTAGGTACAGTACAGATAACAACTGTACACAAACTTGAGTAACACAGCAAACCGTATCAATCATTGGTACAACAATCCAGACGTGTACATAGCTAAGGCTAAAGAACGTGCACGTCTTGCATTGACCGACCCAACCATTCCACTATCCACCCTTGAAAAGAGTTTCTATGACTGTTTCAGCAGACTTGAAGACCAAACTAAGATCATGCT